TCAGCCCCTGGGGTCGATTAGCTGCTCGATCTGCTTGGCTTGGTCTGCGTCGCCGAGGGCCAGGATCCAAGTTGGTTCCGGATCGAAGTCGGTATAGGCCCCAATGATTGGTTCGTCTGTTTGGACCTCGTATGGCAGGCCCAAGCTGGCCACAGCATCTTGTGCATCAGCCCTTCTGGAGTCAGGTCCGCGCAGGATGTTGCCGTCGATGGTGATTGCCTGGTTGCTGGATTTGCTGGGCATTTCTTTGCCTCCGGTTTGTGTAGCCGAATGATTGCCCAGATGCACGTTTCGATCTATAACGCTGCCGTTACCCTCACGTAACGACATTTTTCACAGTTTTTCCGGCGTTAATCTAGCGCGTCGGTGTTGCCTTCGAACCTCTCTTCTTTCGCACGTAGATCTCGGTCGTTGTGACCGACGAATGCCCCAGCTGCGCCTGCGCCTCGCGAATGTCCTTTGCCGAATCGGCCTTGTCCGTACCCGCCTTGGCGCGGAGATCTCGGAACTGGAACTCCCCCTTTGCAATGCCCGCGGCCTCCCTGGCCTTGTCGAACCGGTAGCGCAACGCTGCCCGGCCGAGGGCCAGGCCGTCGTCGTCCACGATCAGTCGCGTGCTGTAGACCTTCTCTCGCCCGTTCGGGCACTTCTCACCCTTACGCTTTGCAATGCGCTCCAGCAGCGCCGCCAGCTCGCCCGAGATCTCCATGGTGACCCGGTTGCTGGTCTTCGACTGCTGGATGATGAGGCCGCGCGCTGTGACCTGGCGCACGTCCATGGCCCACACATCGCCGACACGCTGACCGGTCAGATAGGCCAGATCCATGGCGTCGCGCAGGGCGGCGTCGGCGTGTGCATAGACCGCCTTGAATGCGTCGTCATCCACATACACGTCACGGCCGGCTTCCTTGTTCCGCCGGATCCCCTCACACGGGTTCGGCAGGTCGGTGATGCCCTTGCCGCGCGCCCAGTTCCAGATGTGCGAGAACAGGGATACCTCGCGATTGGCGATCACCTTCGCCTTCCGCCAGTCCAGGTATTGCCGGATGTTGATCGGCCGGATGGCTTCAAACGGCGCGGGTGGCACGTCGAAGTAGCTGAGTAGCGCGGTGATGCACCGGTTGTTCAGCCGCTGGGTGGTGACGGCCTTGGTGGGCACTACCTCGGCCCGGTAGCGGTCGGCGACATGCCGAAAGGTCACGACTGCAGCCGCGGGGATCGTATTCGCGTGTTCGTGTTCTGCCCACAGCTTGATAGCCACGCCATAGTTGCTGCCAAGCGGCGTTTCCCGCCTGGGCTTGCCGCCATGGTCGTAGTAGTAATGGATCACGCCAGACTTCTGCTTGCGTGCCCGGAACCGGGGGATTGCCCCCGGCTTGCTTGGTTTCCGTCCCATTTCAAGCGACCTTGCTGGAAGTCCATGTCGGCGGCGCCTTCGGTGTGGGCGCCGTTCCCTCAACGCTGGAGCGCAGCACGACCGGCCAGTCGTGTGCGTCCAGGTAGTGCTTGATGCCGTTCTTTCGCAGGAACGCTGCCTGGCGCGCGCGCTGAGGGGTCCGGCACAGCCCGGCGATCTCGTCCCGAGAGAGGTACATATCAGAAAGCACTGGCCACCTTTCCTCCGCCTGCCATTACCAGGCGCATCTGGACGACGTTGTCGGGTGCCGACGGCACCGCGGGGTTGCGCGCGGCACGGACCGGGCGGTTGATCTGGCGCCACTGGGCGAGCGCCGTCTCGGGGTTCTCGCACTTCTTGGTCGCCCGGCATGCGCACTCGACCAGGTGGCCGCCGCCGGCGCTGGGGCGGCGCTCGTCGTGGATGTGGCGCGCGCGGTGCCCGGCGGCGCAGTTCGGCAGGCCTTCGGGATGGCTGATCTGCTTCTGGGTCATGGCTTCTTGCACTCCGGATATTGGGCTTCCAACTTCTCGATCAGGAAAGCGGCCTGTCTGGCGCGGTGTTCGCGGTCATAGCGGTTGAGGCCGCCGGGGCGGGCGTCGCGCAGCCACCGCAGCGGCTCAAGCAGCCATCGGGGGTCGAAGGGGAGCGTGGCGCGCGGATCCGCCTTGACCAGCGGCACGCAGTCGGGGCCGGCCCAGTCCTGGGGGTCGCCGCACTTGGTGCAGGTGCCCTCCTTGAACACGTGGTTACGCTCCGGCTTCTGCACGCGCGGGGCTTCCCACAGTGCGCGCACGATCCAGCCGCGTTTGTGGGCGTGGTAGACGTGCTCAGGGGTGGCAGTGATCCAGCAGCCCGGGCCAGAGTCGCCCTGGTGCCGGTACTCCCAGCGAACGGCCGGCTGCGAGTACAGCTGCTGCAGCAGGGTGTCGCCCCACACGCGGACCTGGTCGGCCGACACGGGGGCGCCGGCGGCGCCCAGCCTGCGCATGATGGCGATGACCGCGGCGACAGGCGAGGATGCCTGGCTCGCGTCAACGGTGGCTGCCGGGCTGGTGGGGTAGCTTGCTGCGGTCATGCGAACAGATCCTGTTGAACGGGGCGGGCCGGCGTGGCCGGCGCCGATGGCAGTGGTGCAGATCCAGTGGCGCGCATGCGCGCGCGCTGTGCTGCGCGGAAGACGAACCAGAAGCCGGGCCTGTTCCGGCGTGCGCGGCATTCCGAGAGCAACACGCGCGCGGTGTGCTTGGCCTGGTTGAAGCCGGTCATGCGGCGGCCGCCATGCTGGTGGGCACGCGGTCCAGATTGGCCTCGGCCAAGGCGCGCAGCGGCGGCGGGCTGACGCTGTTGCCTACCATGCGCACGGCGGCGCTGGTGCTGAGCGGCGTTCCGTTGGCAGTGCGATCGATGATGTAGCCGACCGGGAAGCCCTGAGCGCGGTACAGCTCGTGCGGCTTGAGCATGCGCAGGCCGATATCCACGATCACGTGCGGCACACCGTGGATGTGGACGGTGACCAGCGCCAGACGGTCCTTGGTGGTGATGGTGTCCACCGGGTCGTGCAGATCGACCGCGATGCCGCTGCCGTAGTACTTCACCAGGAAGGCGGCCACGCGTAGGGCGCCTGCCTCCTGATCGGGCGAAAGTTGGGCCAGGCCGGCGCTCACCAGCCGCTGCTGGCTGCCGCTGGCGGTGATGGTGCTGACCGGGTCGCGCGCGTAGTTGCCGGCGCCCTGATAGAACCCGCCGTTGGCCTGTTCCAGAAATGCGGTAGCCACAGCATGGTGTTCGGCCTGAGCAGCAACGGTGGTCAGCGGCGTGCGTACGTCGGCGCCGACCATATTCCGTCGCAGGGTGACCAAGGAGGCAGCCGCTACACCAAGAGCGTGCGCGGCGCCGGCCGGGCGCGCTGCACCAGCACCAGATGTGATGGTCGGCACCGGCTCGGTGGCCGGCGTACCGATGCTGTCGCCACGGAACTTCACCAGATGGGCTGCTGCCACAGCATGCTTCACGCCTCCGGCAACCACCGTGCCCAGCGGCTGCTGCAGATTGAGCGCGCGCGGAGCCTGTCCCTCGCGCTCCCCGTAGCCGGTCTGCACCAGCGTCGGCGCTACCACGGAGAAGTGGCCACCCTTCACCCCGGCGCAGACCGTGGGCAGCGGCTCGTCGGCGGCCATCGTTCGCTGGCGGCTGGCATTGGCGTGCTCGGTGAGGAACGGTGCCAGCTCCGGCGCGGCCAGCATCAGCTCGCCGCGGTTGGCGGCGGTGATGGTGCGCATGGGATCACGCACGTCGTGGACCCGGTCGCCGCCCTGGTGCGTCACCGGCACGATGAACGGATCGGCCGACTTGATGACGTGTCGCATGACGCCCTTGGCGATGCGGCGCATGGTGGCGTCGGCCAGCGGCCGGGCACGGGTGAATATGGACGGGCAGGGGATGGTGAAGTCCAGGCAGTCGGCGGCAGTGACGCGAGGCGCCTGGCCGGGCGCGGAGCCATGGCTGGCCTCTGGCCACACGATGGCCTCACCATCGCGACGGCCGAGCAGGAACAATCGTTCGCGGCTGGTGCCGGCGCCGTAGTCGCTGGCCACCAGCTTGCGCCATTCGACCGCGTAGCCCAGCGCCCGCAGCGCGGCCACGAACTGCTGCCAGGTGCGGCCGCTGTGGCGCTTGTCCGGAACCAGCTGCTGGTTTTCGACCGGAACGCGCTCGCCGCGCGCTGCAACGGTGCCGTCCATCTTGATGACGCGGCCGGTGTCCTTGCAGCGCTTGGCCACCAGCGGACCCCAGGTGAGGATCTGCCAGACGTTCTCCATGGAGATGATGCGCGGCGCGGTGTTGGTCCCATGCAGACGATCAGCGCGCAGCAGTTGGCCAACCCACTTCAACACCACCCACGACAGGGCGCGAGTCTTGCGGCTGCGCGGCTGACCGCCCTTGGCTTGGCTGAAATGCGTGCAGTCCGGGGAGGCATGGAACCAGCCAATGGGGCGGCCGGCCACGTCCACGCGCGGGTCTGCGTGCCAGATATCCTCGCGGTGGTGCTGGGTGAGCGGATGGTTCGCGGCGTGCATACCGATGGCCAGCTCGTCGTGGTTGTAGGCCAGGGCCGGATCAATGCCCAGGGCCTGCTTGAGCCCCTCGCTGGCGCCGCCGCCGCCGGCGAACAGGTCCACCACGATTTCGCCTGGGCGCAGGCGGGAGCGCTGCGGCGCGGGGAAGTTGAAGGAGCGGGAGCCGTCAGCCATTGGTGGATTCCTTGGGAGCGATGGGGCCGGTGTGGCGGTAGTCACGGAGCGGGTCGGTGGTGAACCTGCCGCGGTCCTGGCGCTGCACGGTGTAGGAGGGGAAGGCGTCGGCCGGCAGGTGGGCGTGCGCTTCATCCATGAGCGCCACAAAGCGCTGCTGCCATTCCATCGGCATGGACTGCAGGGTGCGGCGCGGCACGACCAGGTAGGCGGAGCGGGTGAGGCCGAAGGCCGACCACACCGGGCCGTGGTAGTACGGGCACAGGCTCGCGGTGTCGTCAGCCATTGGCGGCCACCTCCGCGCGCTGCGCAATCAAATTGCGCAGGACGATGGCGCGCTCGAAATTCTGGCTATTGATCGCTAGCGTGAGTTCCTGCTGCAGCCGCTTGTTGGCGTGATAGGCCGGCACCGCTTTGCGTTGCATGCCTGGAACGAAAGAGAAGAACTCCCCGGCGCTCTTGTGCGCGTGGTCACGGTGGCCGGGCCCGTAGACAAGCATCCACATGCCGTTGATGCCGCCGTAGACACGCCCCCTACGCAGACGCCCCTGGCTATCGCGCAGGAATCGCACGTCGCCATGCTGGAGGACAGCATCATCAGCATCCTTCCTGCTCCAGCTCCCGAGCGCGTTATCAGAAGGCCATCCGTCCGCACCGCGGTCAAACCTGTGAGTTCCACGTTTCCTCTCGTACTCGCCATCCCAGTGCTGATTGAAGTAGGCCAGGGGGCACGGATTGGGGCTGGTGATCTCGGGTGGCCGGAAGGTATAGCCATCGAACACGTTGACCAGGTAGTCGCGAAGCCGGCGGCGGGTGTGTTCCATCTGCAGGCGCAGGAGATACGGCATGCGCTTTTCTTTGTCGAAGTCATACCGCCCGCCATTGCAGTTGGAGACGTTGTGCAGCTCCTGCCAGATTTTCAGCTCGATGTGTCGACCGCCCACGCTCAGCTGCGCGTGCAAATCGCCTTTGCGGCAGTAGCGGTCACGTCGAGCGAAATTGATCCCATAGCGCTCGATCAGGTCGGTGGGGATCTCGCATACCCAGCCCATGCGGTTCAGCTGTTGGACAATTCGTGCGAACACGTCAGCCTTGAACTGGCGCTCCCAGGCGTTGCCGAACGTGAGCGGCATGCCCGGGTCTTCCCACACGTTGAGGCTCGCATCGCCGAAGCTGACGACGCCGGTACGAGAGGGGGCGCGTCCTGCGGCGGTGTTCGTGTCGTTGCTCATGCTCGCGGCTCCTTTGCGCCGTTGATCTGCTGGCCGCCGAGGGCTGCGCTGAATTCCCAGCGCTCTGCCTCGCGGGTGTAGTAGGCGGCGCGCTCCTGGCGCTCGCTTTCGGTGAACTGCTTGTCATGCAGCGCGTGGTCGGCTGCGTCGCGGTTGGCCTTGGCCATGCGGACCGGGTCGTCTTTGAAAATGTCGAGCTGGTTGCGCATGGGGTTCCTTGGGATGGATTGCCGGCTGTGTGGAAGTCCCGCCGGCGTGGGAGGCCGGTTGCGCCGGCCGGGCGGTTGCTCAGTGCGTGTCGTCAGCCGGCAGGGCCGGTCGGCGACGGGCGGCGCTCTTGCGCTGCATCTCGGCGCGGAAGGCCGGCCAATTGCGGCGGGTGTCGCTGACGCCGGACCAGCCGAAGTAGGCGATGCCGACCAGGCAGACGAGGACGAAGGAATCGGCGCCGGTGTAGATGGCGCGCGCGAGCAGCGCCATCAGGAGGCCGACGATCACGGCGCAGTAGAAGGGCAGGACCAGGTGGCGCATTACTCAGCTTCCGGTTCGGTGGTGGGCTCGGCCGGCGCTTCGCCGGCGGGCGGGGTGATGGGCGGGATGCCGATCTGCATCTGCGCGAAGAAGTCCTGGTCGGTCATCCGATAGCGCCTTTGATGCGGGCGAGCGCTGCATCGAGTTCAGCAGTACGCGCGTGGATGATCGATTCGGGGCCCCGCAGGTGCTGCAGAGACATGCGCGTGTCTTGGGTCGCCCTGACCAGGCCCGCGAACGCGTCGTGGATCGCCTGCAGCTCGCTCGCGACGTTCTTGCATGCGCGCGCTGAAAGCTGGAGTGCGGCCCCGTCCTGCGCTCCGCCGCCAATACCTCGGGCGTGCTGCTGGAGTAGCTGCAGCAGATCGACAGGGGCGCTCATGCAGCACCGCCTTGGGCGCGCAGCATGTGGCGCAGGCTCTTGCGCACGTCGGCGATGGCGCGGCCGGCGCTGGCGCGCTGTTCGAGGACGGCGCGCGCTGCAATGTCGGCGGCGGCGGTGACCAGGCTGGGCGAGAAGCCCATGGACTTGGCGGCGATGGCTGCGGCCTTGGCCGCGGTGGCCGCGCGCTGGGCGAGCGGGTAGGTGGCGGCGGCGATCATGCCTGCACCTGCAGGTGCTTCTCGGCACGGTCGGCGGGCAAGGGCGCACCGGCCGCCGGGCAGGCGGCGCGGAACAGGTCGATAGCGAGCTGGCGAGCGTCGGCCGTCGTAAGCAGCAATGCGCTGGCGCCCAGGTCTACGACGACGTTGTGTTCGTCGGCGGTGACGGGCATGGCGCGGCCGGCAGGGTGGACGCGAGCGAAGACCCGGGCGCTCATGCTGCGTCCTTGCCGCTCAGGGCGTCGGTGTACTGCTGGGCGTTGCTGGCGTTGATTCGCAGCGCCATCGCCGCGCGCTGCAGTTCCAGCGCGACCTGGTCGGCCTCGGCCGGATCCAGATACAGGGAGGCGTAGCCGAGCTTTACTGCGACCTTGCCTAGGGCGTCCATGGTGAGGACGGTGGGCGCCACTTTGGTGGCGCCGAGGGACACGGTGGCCATGTGTGATCTCCTGCGCCCGGCCCCGGGATGGGGCTGCGTTGGGCGACGGAAGTAAGATCACACAATGTGATTATCGATGCAACACGAAACGTGATGTTTGGCGTGGCATTTTCTGAACGGGGCTATTTCCGTTCAGAAAAGTGGCTGGCGTTTAGTCGAACGACTGGCGGATCAGGCCCGCGTCTTCAAATGACACATCGTCGCGAATGCACTCGCGTGCCCGGTCCAGGTCGCGATGCAGCGCAATGAGATCGTCGTCGCCGAGGTCGTCAATCGATCCATGCCCCAGCGTTGCCTGGTCAATGATGAGCTGCACACCGAAGGGGCCGTAGGTCTTGGCCAAGCTGCGGATCATGCGCAGGTGGCTTTCGCGTGCGACGGCGTCGAAGTGCGTTGATCGCTTCCCGGTCACAGCCCGCAGCGCAGGCTTGCGTTCAGGCGCTGCGCTTATCCGCTCGACCAACTTGTGCAGCAGCGCGTCCGTTTTGCTCATTTGTTGCAGTTCCCCTGTGTAGATCGCGCTTCTCGCGCCAAGCAGCAAAATCCACCAGGTTGCGCTGATCTACGGGGCGTTCATCTGAAAGGATCCACTCGTACACATCGGCGAACAAGTCCGCTTCCGCTTCGATATCGAATGCCTTGCCAAGAGTTCCGAACGCCTTGTCCAGGAACTGGTGGGTTTCGGCAAGGATTGCAGGAGCGGGTCGCGGGGACTGAGACGCTGGGGCTTCGCCGAACAGCGAAGCGATGCTCACGCCGAGCGCCTTTGCGAGCAAGGGCACTTCTGACACCTTCGGTTCGCGCGCGCTGGCGGCCGACGACTCATAGTTGGCGATGCGGCTTTGGCCGGACCAGCCACAGGCGAGAGCCAAGGCTTCTTGGGTCATGCCGGCTTTGATCCGGGCGGCGCGGAGGTTGTCGGAGAAGGCCATACCGGGATTCTTCACGGTATGTGATGCAGGGCTAACACGAAATGTGTTGTGTACAGGATCACGATATGTGATGCTGGGCCTATGGACGCTCTCGACAAAGCCGTAAAAGCCGCTGGTGGCGTGACTTCCCTCGCCATTGCCCTTGGTGTTCGCCAGAGCGCCGTTTCCAACTGGAAGTCGCGGTGCCGCATCCCTGCTGCCCATGCATTGGGCATCGAGCGGGCCACTGGCGTCTCCCGCCATGAGCTGTGCCCCGAGATCTTCGGTGCCGCCGCCGACCTCGCGCCGGTAACCAAGCAGCAGCTGCTGGACCGACTCGGCCTCGCCAGCGATGCGCACCTGGCCAAGGTGCTTGGCCTCCCGGCGGAGCAGGTTGCGCTCTGGCCGGTTGGCGGCGCCGTTCCCGCGCTGCCCCAAGTTCTTCGCCTGCTCGGCGTCGCCCAGCAAACCGTCTCGGCTCCGATCAACGACGACCCCGACGCGGACCGCATTGGCCCGGTCGATACCGCCTGAAAGGCCATCCCTGGCCGTCGTCCCTGAGTTGTCTCTGTCCATGGCGCCCATCGTGCGCCGCCCGGGCCCAGCCCGAAACCCTGAAATGCCGTCCCTCCCAAGGTGACCCGATGACCTGCCGCACCTCACCCCTCAACTGGCTCGATGCCCTCTACAACTCCGTGCGCGAGACGCCGGGCGGCGTTGAAGCCGCAGCTGCCTTCCTGGCCCAGCGCCGGGGCAAGTCGATGCACCCGGAAACGCTGCGCGCCAAGCTGCGCGGGCTGGAGGGTGAATCGGTGACGCTCCAGATCGCTGAACTGCTGACCGAGTGGATGCAGGAGCAGACCGGCGGCAGTGAGCGCGCCCTGGTCTGGCTGCAGTCGCTGGTGGCCCGCTTCGGCATGGCCGCCGACGTGGTGCCGCCGGCACCGGAGGGTGGCTGGTCCGACGAGATCGGCGCCATCCAGATGAAGCTGCTGGAGATCACCAGCCGCGTCGGGAAGCTGTCCGGCACTGCCGTGGACGCTATCGCCGATTCGACCATCACGAACGCTGAGGCGGAGCAGATGATCGCGGAGATCCGCGCGCTGCGCACGATGGCCAATCGCCTGGAGCGCAACGTGGCGCGCGCTGCAGCGAAGGGGAGGGCGGTGCGATGAGCCATCTGGCCCGTTCTACCGATCCCAGCAGCAGCCACGCAGCAGCGTCCGACCTGATCGCTACCGGCAAGCTGCTGGACCAGCAGACCCAGGCTGCCGCTGCAGTGCGCCGCCACCCGGGCCAGAGCAGCCTGCATCTGGCTTCGCTCACCGGCCTTGACCGCCACATGCTCGGCCGCCGCCTGCCCGAGCTGGCGCGCCAGGGCACGATCTGGCGCGGTCCTGCTGCCCCGTGCGCAACCACGGGCAAGAGCGCCTGCACCTGGTGGCCGGTGGCCCCGGGCCAAAACCTCTCGCTGGGGATCTGACGTGAGCGCACGCGTTACCGGCATGGTGTTCGACCGATACCCGAACGGCGGCGGCGAGATGCTGCTGGCGTTGGCTCTGGCCGACCACGCGCACGATGATGGCACGCACATCTTCCCGTCCATCGCACGTCTGGCAGAGAAGACCCGCCAGTCCGAGCGGTCGGTGCAGTACCAGCTGCGTCGCATGGAGCAGTCGGGATGGCTGGTGCTGGTCAACGCCGGCATCGGAGGCCGCCGCAGCGGGTTCGGTGAGGGTGGTCGCACCCGTCAGTACCGGATCAGCCCTGAATGGATGAAGGGTGCAGATATTGCACCCTTCGGAAAGGGTGCAAAGCAGGCCGTTGAAGGGTGCAAAACGACGCAGGAAAGGGTGCAAAACGGCGTCGAAAAGGGTGCAACAGCTATTGCACCCGAACCAAGAGCAACCAAAAGCAACCAAGAGCAACCCTCACACCGCGAGTGTGAGCGCGAGGCCGATCCGGCTGCGCTGACCGCCGAGCAGGTGGATAGCGAGCTGGCGGGATTCGGGGTGGTGCCCACCGGCATCGACCGCCAGATGCTTGCCCGGTTCGTCCGCCACCGCGCTGCGATCCGCCGCCCGCTGTCCGTCCAGGGTTGGTTCCAGGTGCGCAACCAGCTGGTCGGCCTGATCGCCGAAGGCCACGACCCGAACGAATCCCTGATGCAGACCATGGCCGCCGGCCTGTCGCTGCCCGTCACCCCTGTTGCCCAGCAATCCGCAGGAGCCGCCCATGCAAACCCTCAGCACAGTTCTGCCGACCGTATCGAGCAGCTCCAGCAGCAATTCGACGCCCAGCGCCGCGGAAGCGGCCACGGTGGCGGCCCTGGCTTCGACCCTGCCGCAGTCCTCGATGCAGAGTTCTCCGTCGTCGGCTGAGCCCGTCAGCGGGCAGGCCACGTCGTATCTGTGGGAGTTCTGGAAGCAGATGACGGCCATGTTCCCCGGCAAGTGGGAGCGGGAGAACGGCGCTGCACCGGTGAAGCGGGACGGCAGCCTGACTATCGCCGGCACGACGTGGTTCCAGGTGCTGAAGGGCCGCACGGTGGCGCAGCACGCGCGAGGCATGCAGTGCTGCCTGACCGAGGGCCGGGAATGGCCGCCGAACCCGGGCCGCTTCCTGACCATGTGCCTGGACATTCCGGTCATGGCTGCGGTGGAACGCGAGATGGCGCCTGGCCGGCCGCAGAGCGGGTTCACCGTGCTGGTCCGCTCGATGCTGGACCTGCACGTCTACGCCACGGCCGAAAGCGGGTTCCAGCAGCGCCGAATGCTGGAGGAAGCCTACGACCGCGCGGTGCGCCACGTGGTTGATGGCAATCCGGTTCCGCAGCCCGCGCTGGCCGTGGCCCATGAGCAGCACGGCGTGCGCCCGGTCCGTGACCGCGACGCGGCGCGCGCTGCGATGGCTCGCGCTGCTCAGGAGCTGAACTTCGGTGGTCACTGATGCGGAGCTGGTTCAAGCCGAGCAGGCCGGCCGGTGGGCGCGTGAGGCCTGCCGGGATCGGGAATCGGCCCCGCGATACGAGATGGGCATGGACGGGCTGAGGCGCCGCCGGCGCTGGCAGGCCGGCTGGGATAGCAGGGATCAGGAAGTGAAGTCCGCACGCGGCAACACGACGGGGAAGAAACGCTGATGTGGTCCAACGCACCACTACCGACCAAGGAAGAAGCCGTCCGGATCGAGTTGGCCAAAACCGGCCCTTGCATGGCCTGCCTGGCGCTGCAGATGCAGGACCTGTTGGAGCCAACGCTGGTGGTCTACGGCTGCGACTACAACCACGCCAAGAGCGGGAACCTGCGGCGGGGCCACATGTTCGGTTTCGCCCTCTGCAAATGGCACCACATGCGCTACCCGATGGAGGGGAACACCTTCGCGACGATGCGCCAGATCTACGGCCCGAGCCTGCTGGACGGCTCGCGGACCTTCCATGAGACGTACGGCTCAGACGACGAGCTGATTGACCAGCAGACCTACATCAACGAACTGAGGGCAGCAGCATGAAAAACGGGAAGGCCCTGGCGCCGACGATCAACCCCCAGCGCGCCCCGCGCGAGCGGCGGATGGATCACAACACCGTTTCCCGACCCAAGCGGGTGAAGGCCGCGAGGTCCGCCACGGGTCCGGCGATGACGGTGGACGAGTTCGTAGCGAAGGGTGGGGTGGTCCAGCGCCTGACGGCCAGCTGGGAGCAGGCCGCGTGACTCCGGCGCAGATGCGGGAGCGCTACATGGAAGCGGTGGCCATTGTGAACTGGATGCCCGTTGCAGAGGCTCCGCAGGACGGCACGCGACTGATGCTGTGGGACTCGGAGAGCAAGCGGCCGGTGTTCGGCAGCTGGCGCGGCGACAACCCGGCGATCACGCACTATGCGGCCGAGCCGGCCGGCCCGGAGGTGGCCTGATGGATAAGCCGGGCCAAAACAACACCGTCTGCATAGAGCGCGCTCGCGACTTGGCCAGAGACCCGGCGCTGCGGGTGTGGGTAAACAACGTCGAGATCCAAGGTTGTCACCAGGTTCTGGTGGATGCCGTTGGGAACGTAGAGCTTAAGTTTCCTTCAAGCCAGTTGATTATTGAACTGCAGCCCGATTGGCGCGCCGACCAAGCCGACACGGATGAGGTGGCCGATGCCTGACCGCGCGCTGGAGCTGGAGCTGGTTCTTCCGTGGCCGAGCAAGGATCTGTCGCCGAATGCCCGCGTGAACCGTTGGCGGAAGGCTGAGGCAACGGCCAGTGCCCGCCGGACGGCTGCACTGATTGCGTACGCCGCGGGCTGGAAGGGCATGCAGCTGCCCGCCGGCCGTTTGTATCTCTGGATCGATTGCTACCAGGCGCCGGGCAAGAAATTGCCGGACGACGACAACATGGTCGGCCGCTGCAAGCCGTATCGGGACGGCATCGCGCAGATCCTGGGGATAGACGACGGACGCTTCCTGTCCCGGCCTTTCGTCCACGACGAACGCCGGCCGGGTGGCCAGGTTGTGATCCGCATCACGGGTGGGCCCGAGCCGGGCAGGTAGGTCGCGGGTTCTGCGACGGATGGGGAACAAGCTGGCTGGATGGACCTGACCCGCTATGACGACAAGGCGCTGGAGCTGCTGAGCGGCATCCAGCAGGAGATAGCCGAAATGCGATGGACCCGGGCGTGGACGGCACCGGGCCAGCGCGGCAAGGCCGAGCAGGCGCTGCGCCGATCACGCGCGCTGCGCCGCGAAATCAACCGACGAGATCGATTAAGGGGGAAGGGATGAAAGACGCACGCGAGTTGCTGTCCAGCCGCACAGGCGCGAAGACGGTCAATTTTGAATCCAGCGGCGGTGGTGGAAAGCCCGCCCTGACCAGTCAGGACGTTGCTGCTGCTTTGGCATATGTGCCAGCTGGGCTCGGGAGGGAGTTGCTTGAGGCTCTGTGGTGGCCCGAAAGCGGCGCAAGGCGGCGTGACGCGCTGCGCCAAGCCGTGATCGGGTTGGTTGCACCCGAGTTCACCAGGCAGATGCACCACCTGGCCACGGTGCGGACTGAGTTCGGCATCGCCAAGGCGTGCATGGGGTGGGGTGGCAACCAGGTGACGGACACGCAGCGTCGCGAATTGCTGAGGACCGAACAGGCGCTGGATGAGGCGCGCGCTGCGGCTTGGCCGAACAACACCATGGAGCAGCTTGGGGTGCTGGCAGGCGCGGTCATTGCGGAGATGACCAGCTGTGGCTGCTGCAAGACCTGCCAGGGCACGCGGGTTCAGGCTGCGCCGGCGGGGAGCGGAGTCGTTGAATGCGAGGCCTGCGGCGGCATGGGGCTGGAGCAGCTCAGCGGCCGCAAGCGTGGGGCAGCGATCGGTGCCGACGACGCTGCGTATCGGCGGTTCTGGCGTCCGGTGTACGAGTGGATGCTGCAGCGCATGCGCAGTGCGGAGCATGTTGCTGCCGAACAGTTCTCCCGGGCGCTGAATCGCGCGGCGTAGTGAGGACTTGCAGGGTCCGCAGATTGGCGGGCAAATTGACCACCATCCAAACGCAAGCCCCGGCCCAGCCGGGGCTTTTTCTTTGCCCGCGTCCCAGCCGGACCAACCCTCGTGCCCAGCCGGCGCTAGGGGCGGGCACCTATCAACCGGGAGGGGCGTATGCCGTACCGGACAAGTAACGGGGCCACCATGAAGGACGAAATCATTGGCACTGCCGCAGGTGCTGTGGCGAAGGCTGCGCCCCCGGTGACAGTGGCCGGTGCGGTCGCTGCCGGCGCAAACCTCGACCGCGTGGTGGTGGTGCTGACGATCATCTACTTGGTCGGCCAGATCAGCTACCTGGGGTGGCGCTGGATCCGCGAGTGGCGCCAGAGGGCTCAGGCATGAAGGCCAAACTTATCGGCGTGAGTGCGGCTGCAGTGATCGCCCTGGCCGGAACCGCATTGGTGCAGTCTTGGGAAGGGTACTCGCCGACTCCCTACATCGACATTGTGGGCGTCGCCACGCACTGCTATGGCGACACCAGCAAGGCGGACAAGGCGGTCTACACCCAGCAGGAGTGCGCCGAGAAGCTCAACAGCCGGCTGGGTAACTACCTGGCCAGTGTTAGCCAGTGCATCAAAGTGCCGCTGGGCGAACACCAGTGGGCGGCGGTGCTGAGCTGGACCTACAACGTCGGTGTGGCTGCAGCCTGCAACTCGACGCTGGTGCGCAAGATCAACGAAGGCCTGCCCGCTGCAGCCTGGTGCCCCGAATTGGACCGCTGGGTCTATGCCGGTGGCAAGCGCGTGCAGGGGTTGGCCAATCGACGCGCGGCTGAGCGTGCGATGTGCGAGGGCAGGTCGTGAGCCGGTCGGTGGCAGTGATCGCCGCTTTCGCACTCTGGTCGGTAGCCATGTTCGGCGCTGGCTGGGCGTGGCGTGGTGATCGCGCCGAGGGCACCGAGGCCTTGGCCAAGGTGGCAACTGGCAAGCAGGCCTTACAGGCTGAGCGGCAAGCCCGCTCCACCGAACAACAGCAGGCCGAAGACCTGGCCATCATTGGAGCGAAGCATGAAGAAGACCGCGCTGCGGCCCAGGGCGTCCCTGCTGCTGTTGTGGCTGACCTGCGCGATGGTCGTCTCCAGCTGCGCGACGACCTCGCCACCTGCAGTACCAGCCTCCTGTCCCAAGCCGTCGCCGGCGCCGTCGAACGTGATGCGCACGCCGAACTACGAGCAGAGGTTGCGGGAGCTGCTGTTCAAATCGGCCGCGACGCCGACGACCACGTCCACGCCTGCCAAGCCGTGATTGAGGTAGGAAGATGAAATCGCACGTACACACCCCGGGCGATGGCCGAGGCCGACGCAAGGTGATGGTGGATGGCCAGGAAGTGAAACGTGTCATCTACGCCGACACGCAGCGCGGTGAGGTTCGTTGCATCGATGATCCCATCCGCATTGTTGGCGGGGAGGCTGCTTGGCACACCCTGCACGGCCGTGTAACCGTGGAGCCTGCCGATGGATGACCGGCTCGATAGGCTGCTGGCCTTGGCAGAGACGCAGCACGCCATCGTCGCGGAGCAGGCTAGGCAGATCGGCCAGCTGGCCGACAGCATTGCGCTGCTGACGCAGTCGGTGGCGATGCTGCTGGGCGAGGAATTGGGAGCGCCGGTTTCCGATGACGCGGAGCCAGAGCGGCGAGCAGATCTGGACGGGAATCCTTACTGATGCCCACCCGACCGCCGAAGCATCGACCACACGGGAGGGCGGGAGCGGCGTACGCGCCTCCCGCTAGAGACCGACAGGCTGACCGTGCATTGCCCACGAACTCAACCCCTTGGCTTCGACTGCGAGCGAAGGTGCTGGCCGCATCGCCACTGTGTGTGAGCTGCCAGGCGCTGGGGCGGATCAAGCCGGCGACCCACGTCGATCACGTCGATGGTGACAGCCGGAACAACGAGCTGACCAACCTCCAGGGCCTATGCGCGCAATGCCACAACGCCAAGACGGCGCGCGAGGACGGGGGATTCGGCAATCGGCGCCGCAATCCCGTCGTTCCAAAAATGGAACGAAAGTTAATAAAATAATAACGATTCGGGGTGGGGGAGGGGCAAAAGTTCAGGCCCCTCTCGCCCCGATACGTGCGCCCCCCTGTTTTTTTCCACCGTCAGTTGGGAAAAACCATTTTTTGAGGTGCAGCCGTTGCGCTGCTGGAACGAGCCATGGGCAATCCCCGCAAACCAACATCGCTAAAGGTGGTGGCGGGGACTGATCGTCCGGACCGCGACGCACCGCTAGCAGTGGATCTTCCGCTGGTTTCTGATGTGCCGCTGGCACCGGACTGGCTACCGAACGCCCACGCTATCAAGGAGTGGGACCGGCTCGCGCCCATCCTTCATGCCAACAAGCTGCTCACCGAAGCCGGCCTGTCGGCGCTCGGGCAGCTGTGTGCGCTGCACGGGAATACGGTGCAGATGTATGCCGCCGGCCTGGCGCCCGTCGCTTCCATGGTGTCGCAGCTGCGCGGCCTTATGAATGACTTCGGCCTGACGCCAGTTGCCCAGGGCAAGGTCCGGCCAGCTGGAGATTCTGCGAAGCAAGGCAACGCCTTCGCGAACAACGGCCAGAAGCGGAAGAGTCGTGCGTGACTATGTCGGCATCGCCAAGGCCTACGCAGAGAAGGCGATAGCCGACAAGAAAGGAAAACGGTTCGGAAAGCTGATCCGCCAGGCGGCAAAGCGCTTCCTGGCTGACCTCAAGCGGGCAAGCAGGAAGCGACCGCCATTCCTGTTTGACGAGTGGCATGCATGCGACCCATGCGACTTCATCGAGAAGCTGCCTCACGTAGAAGGTAAGTGGGCACGCCTAGAGATCGAGCTGCACGAATCCCACGTCTTCTTCGTGGTTCAGCTCTTCGGCTTCCGCAACCATGACGGAAGCAGGCGATTCACATCTGCGCTTTTCGCTGTCGCCAGAAAGAACGCAAAGTCAACCCTGGCCGCTGCGATCCTGCTCTACTGCCAGTGCTGTGAGGAAGAGGAAGGCGCGCAGATCATCTCCGCGGCGACCACAGGCAGCCAGGCGCGAATCATCTTCAACGTCGCCAAGCGCATGACAGAGAAGACGCCGGATCTGCAGGAGGCATTCGGCTTGGCCTGCTGGGCCAATGCGATCAGTCGGGTGGAGACGGGAGCGACCTTCAAGCCCATCAACGCCAAGGCAAGCACGCAAGACGGCCTCAACCCGTCCCATGTTGGGCTGGACGAGATCCATGCGCACAAGTCAGCCGACCTCCTGAACGTCCTTACATCGGCTGCCGGCGCACGCAGCAGCCCTCTCTGGCTGTACACCACTACGGAGGGGTACACCAACCCAGGCCCCTGGGGTGAGCTGCGGCAGTTCGCCAAACAGGTGTTGGCGGGAATTCTGGGTGATAGTGCCGACCACTTTCTGGTGGTCTTCTATGCTGTCGATGAGGACGACGACGAATTTGACGAGGGCGCTTGGCAGAAGGCCAACCCTCTGATGGACGCAAATCCGCACCTGATAAAGGCGATCCGAAAGGAGGCTGTTGAGGCGCGGCAGATGCCGTCCAAGCTTGCTGAGTTCAAGATCAAGCGGCTCAACAGGCCGGCTTCTTCGGCCACTGGCTGGGTGGACCTGACCAAGTGGCAGAGGTGCGGCGGGCATGTGGATCTGGCTTGGCTCGAAGGTCACCCATGTTGGGGGGCGCTCGACCTTGCGAGTACCACTGACCTGACGTCTTGGCGCCTGGTATGGAAGGTGGACGGCGTGTACTTCACCTGGGGCCGTAGGTTCGTTCCCGAGGACGCCGTGCGCGTGCGAACGGAGCGAGGCGTTGTGCCCTACGCCGGCTGGGTAGCCGCAGGCCTGATCGAAGTGACGCCTGGCGAAGTCACCGACTACGAGGTGGTTGAGGCGCGTATGCGCCAGGACATTGAACGCTTCAAGCCAGCGGCTGTCGCCTATGACCGATGGAATGCCCAAGAAATCAGCCAGCGCCTTCTGGCCGATGGAATCCCGTTGGTCGAGTTCAACCAGACCACGAAGAACTATCACCCGGCGATGCAGGAGCTTGAGAGGCTCTACATCAAGAAGGCCATCCAGCATGGAAACGATCCCGTGCTGAATTGGTGCGCGTCCAACCTGTTGGTGGTGAAAGACGGGAATCTTAATCAGAAGCCCGACAAGAAACGCTCGCCCGACAAGATCGACGACATGGTTTCGCTGCTTATGGCGATTGGCCTCTCCATTACCCCTGAAGAAGACGACGGCGACCTAGACGGCTTCTTCTCAAATCCAATCGTGGTGTGAAGATGACGAAGGACGCAAAGCAGAGAGGTCCCGGAAAGATCAAGTCCTCGGTCCTGCGCTGGCTCGGTGTGCCCATCGGCCTAACCGATGAGGCTTTCTGGGCCGCCTGGTCCGGCGGTGGCTCCAGCGCCGGAAAGACCGTGAATCAACGCACGGTGCTTCAACTGTCTGCCGCCATGGCATGCGTGAGGCTGCTTGCACAGGTCATTGCAACTCTTCCGGTTGGGTTCTTCGAACGGAAGCCAGATGGAACGCGGGTGTCTGCCAACAGGCATCCGCTTTACGAGATCCTGCACAACCAGCCAAATGCTGATATGACGGCCGTGCAGTTCTGGGAAGTCGTCATGGTCAGCTTGCTCCTGTGGGGCAACGCGTACGCAGAGAAGACCGTCAGCTCAGGACGCCTGGTCAACCTGGAGTTCCTGCAGCCGCAGAGAATGGCTGTGAGGCGGCTACCAACGGGGGAGCTTGAGTATCGGTACTCCGGCGCCGATGGGCGCCAGCGAGCGATCCCCGAAGAGCGAATGTGGCACATCCGTGGGTTCAGCACGGACGGGACGATGGGGATATCTTCCATCCAAGCCGGCGCCCAAGTGTTCGGTGCGGCCATGGCCGCAGACGAGGCCTCATCGAAGGTATTTGCCAACGGGATGAGTGTGGGCGGCGTGCTGACCACCGACCAGATCCTGACCGACAAGAACAGGACCACTTTCCGCGAGAACATGCAGGCCGAGTTTGCAGGCGCCATGAACGCCGGCAAGACGATGTTGCTTGAGGCGGGAATGAAGTATCAGCAGGTCCCGATGAACCCGGAGGACGCGCAGCTGCTGGCCACACGTGCCTTCAACGTGGAAGAAATCTGCCGCTGGTTTGGCGTCCCTCCCTTCATGGTTGGCCACGCCGAAAAGTCCACCAGCTGGGGCACCGGCATCGAGCAGCAGATGATCGGCTTCCTGACCTTCTCCCTGGCGCCATGGTTGCGGCGGATCGAGCAGTCGATCCGGAAGGACTTGATGGCGCCCGCTGAGCGGGCCAGGTACTTCGCCGAGTTCGCGGTGGAAGGACTCTTGCGCGCCGACAGTGCAGCCCGCGCGTCCTTCTACAGCACGATGGTCCAGAACGGGATCTATTCCCGCGATGATTGCCGAGAGCGGGAGAACTTGCCTCGCAAGGGCGGCAAGGCCGCCGAACTGACCGTGCAGTCCAATCTTCTGCCCATCGACATGCTGGGCTCTAACACCGGTGACCAGCAGGCCCGTTCGGCGCTGATGGCCTGGCTGCAATCTGACGATGGGAAAACGACATGAATCGAAAAAATGCGGCCCTGAAGATCAGGGACTTCGACCTCTCCGTGAAGGCCGTCAGCGATGACGGCCTTTTCTCTGGGTACGGTTCGGTGTTCGGGACGGTCGATTCCTACCGTGAGGTGGTCGCGCCCGGGGCGTTCAGCGAGAGCCTGGCAGAGATCAAAGCCAAGGGCCGGCCGGTGCCGGTCCTGTGGCAGCACCGCAGCGGTGAGCCCATCGGGGTTTACACCAGCCTAGTGGAGGATGCACACGGCCTGAAGGTTGAGGGCCAGCTCATCATCGACGGTGTGGCCCGCGCCAAGGAGGCGCACGCGCTGATGAAGGCCGGCGCGGTGTCTGGTCTTTCCATCGGCTACTACGTCCGCGAGGACAGCTGGGATGAGAAGGAGCGTGTGCGCACGCTCAAGAAGGTTGAGCTGGTGGAAATCAGCTTGGTCACCTTCCCGGCGAACGACGATGCCCGCATTGACGCCATCAAGTCGAAGCTGGCGCACGGCTCCCTGCCGACCATGCCTGAATTTGAGCAGATCCTGCGTGAGGCAGGGTTCTCGAAAAGCCAATCCGCGGTGATCGCCAATCGCGGATTGAAGCATCTGCTGGACCGGAGCGAGTCCGGGAGCAGGGCGATTGAAGAAAACACGACCGTCCCTGTTCTGGGGCGGCTGACCCTCCCGACTTTCTGAGGCACAACTATGTCCCGTTACACCGCACTGGCCAACTCGATTGGCCGCGAAATGAAGAACGCCCAGCACCTGGACGACACGCTGGAACTGAAGGGCCTCATCAGCCAGCTGAACGAGCGTGACAACGAGATCAAGCTGTTCGCCGAGAAGGCCAGCAACGAGATCAAGGAGCATGGCAAGGTCCTGGACGACACCAAGGGCGCGCTGGAGCTGCTCTCCAAGGGGGGCATCGAGATCAATGCCCGCCTGCTGGAGGTGGAACAGAAACTGGCGCGTCGCTTCTCGGCCAACGACCCCGTTGACCTCAAGAGCATCGGTGAGCAGTTCACCGAGCATGAAGGCTTCAACGATCTGGTTGCCAAGGGTCGTGGCATCGCCCGGATGAACCTCAAGGCGGTGACCTCGATCACCAGCGCAACCACGGGCACCGGCGGCGTCGGCGCGGCCATCCAGCCGACGCGGGTTCCCGGCATCATCGCAGGTCCGGATCGTCCCTTCACCATTCGCGACCTCATCATGCCGGGCCGCACGGGCTCCAACGCAATCGAGTTCGTGCAGGAATCGGGCTTCCAGAACATGGCGGGGCCGGTGGCCGAGACCGCCCTGAAGCCGCAGTCCGACCTGTCGTTCGAGCTGAAGACCACCACGGTCAAGACCCTGGCCCACTGGTTCCTGGCATCCAAGCAGGTTCTGGCCGACGTGCCGCTGCTGCAGAGCTACATCAACGGCCGCGCCATCTACGGCCTCAAGTACGTGGAAGAAGCCCAGCTGCTGGCAGGCGATGGCACCGGGCAGAACCTGCTCGGCCTGATTCCGCAGGCAACCGCGTTCGAAGAAACCCTGCGTAAGGCCGGCGATACCAAGATCGATATCCTGCGCCGTGCCATCCTGCAGGTCCGTGTCGCTGAATACCGTGCCAGCGGTATCGCCCTGAACCCGGTGGACTGGGCGGACATCGAGCTGCAGAAGGATGAGCAGGGTCGCTACATCTGGGTGAACGTCGTGGAAGGTGGCCAGCCCCGCATGTGGAAGCTGCCCGTGGTGGACTCCACCGCGGTGCCGGAGGGCGAATTCCTGGTGGGTGCCTTCGATATCGCGGCCCAGGTGTTCGACCGCGAGGACGCAGCTGTCGAAGTGTCGACGGAGGACGGCGACAACTTCCGCAAGAACATGGTGACCATCCGCGCGGAAGAGCGCGTGGGCCTGGCCGTGTATCGGCCGGAGTCGTTCGTGCACGGGTCGTTCGAGGGCCCGTAAGGCTCATCACCGTTGATATGGAGCGGCGGGCTTCGAGCCCGCCGCTGGAGGTCCAACATGGGATTCATCGCATTGAAGGGGTTCAATGACCCCAACGCCGAAGGCGGATATCAGAAGCGCGGCAAGCCTTGGAGCGGCCCGGAACAGCGAGCGAAGGATCTGCAGCATCTTGGCCTGATCGGCCACGCTGATGCGGGTGGCAAGTCGGCTCCGCTGCCGTCCAACAAGATGGCCCAACCGGCGTCCAACAAGGTGACGCAGACCGCCCAGGTCGCTGGCGCGGCCCTGGTGCGTCAGAAGGCCGAGAAGGTCACTACTGCCCTGGCGGGCGTGAGCGATCGCGCCACGCTGGAAGCTGCCCATGCGGCCGAGAGCGCCAAGGGCGCCAAGGCCCGTGAAGCGGTCCTGGCTGCCATCGACACCGCACTGGCCGCTCTGCCCGCAACGCAGGAGTGAGCCATGCTCATCGAACTGGCTGAGGCAAAGCAAAGCCTGCCGGTGATCCACGACGCCGACGACGCCCTCATTACCGGGCACATTGAGGCGGCGCAGGACTACATCGAGCAGTACATCGGTCGGTCGGTGCCCTGGATGGATGGATCGGAGCCGCCTGCAGCGGCTCCGGTCCCGCCCGCGATCAAGCAGGCGGCCCATCTTCTCGTCGGCGATTACTACTTCAAGAAGGACGAAAGCGATCTGGCTGTCCGCCGATTGTTGAATCCTTATCGCGTGTCCTGGGGGGTGTGATGGCCGGCAAGTACATGCACCGGGTCACCTTGCAGGTGGAGGAACGGGTGCGTCTTCCCCTCGGCGGCGACCGAACGTCCTGGGTGGACTGGAAGATCGACGTTCCGGCCGAAGTAGTGCCCCTGTCCGGCCGAGAGTTCACCGCGGCCACGGCGGAACACGGCCAGGTCAGTGCGCGTATGGAGGTGCCATTCCTGCCCGGCGTGGTCAACACCATGCGGCTGCTCTTCGACGGCCAGATTTACGCCATTCGTGCGGTGCTACCTGACCCCACCGCGCGCCGCCATCTCACTCTCATGGTCGATGCAGGGATCTCCGATGGCTGAGCATCTGCAGATCAGCGGGCTCGACGGCCTGCTGGCTTCGCTCAAATCGTTGCCCGTCGAGCTGCAAGGGAAGCCATTGCAGGCGGCCATGCGTCGCGGCGGCAACGTGATCCGGGATGCCGCGCGTGGCCGCGTGCGGCGGGCCAGTGGCTATCTGGCACAGCAGATCGTGGTGCGCCGCGCGAACACCAGGAACCGGAACAGGGCCGGCGTTGGCCCCGGCGGGGAGTACTTCACCGTCGGCGTGAAGACCGGAAAGCGGGTGAAGTACGCGAACACCAAGCGGAACCGGCGCCAGCGGCGCGTAGGCAAGACCTACGTGCAGGCGGGGTGGGCCTACTACTGGCGATACCTGGAGTTCGGCACCAGGAAGATGGCTGCCAAGCCGTTCCTTACGCCGGCCGCAGAGGCCAAGGGGCCTGAAGCGGCCCAGGTGATTATCGATCAGACCCGGGTTGCCATCGACAAGGTAATGCGGGCAAGGGGGTGGCGTTGATGGTTCCTTTGATTCAGTCATTGCTGCAGGTCGATGCCGAGGTAAGGCGGGTGCTGGGCGATCCCATCCGTGTTTACCCCAATGTGGCGCCGCAGGACACGGCGCTGCCCTACGCCACGTGGCAGGCGGTCGGTGGGTCACCGCTCGGCGTGCTGTCTGAGCGTCCACCCGCTGACGGCTGGCGCGTTCGGATTGCCGTATGGGGCAGGGACAGCGGCCAGGCCAACGAGGCTGCACTGGCGGTCCGCGATGCCATTGAGGCCGTGGGCAGCATTGAGAGCTTCAATCCGCCGCCGGATGACGACGACACTGGCGCCTTCGGCATCTCCTTCGACGTGCGCCTGCTGCAGATCCGTTAGCGAAGCAGGTCACCTTCTATCCGCCGGCGCGAGCCGGCTTTTTCTTGCCCGGCACCGGGCCCCAAGCAGAGGTAGACCATGGGACAGGTTCTCAAGTCCAAGCACACCCAGCTGTTCATTGCCATCGGCGCGGCCGAGGTCATCAAGGTGACCCGCGTGCGCTCCGTCGGCTTCCCCGATGGCCAGGCGTCGGAGATCGATATCTCCGACTTCGATGACGACTGGGATCAGTTCGTCGCCGGCCGCAAGGCCACCGGCAGCACCACCATCGAGGTCATCTATGACTCGGAGGATTCCGAAGCGCTGGAAGAACTGCACCGCACCGGCGCGGTCGTGAACTTCCTGGTAACGGCGCCGGCGTCGGAGACGGCCGGCGTTGCCAAGCCGGTCGCGGTGGATGGAGTCATCACGCCGCCTACCACCGTGGTCAGCAAGCAGTTCAACGGCTTCGTGCAGAACTTCGCCGTGACCGTGGCGGACAACGACGTCTGGAAGGCGACGCTGACCATTCGTGGTTCCGGTGCCGTCACCACGCACCGCCCGGACTGATCGGCCGAACGGCGCTCTCTCTTTTGGCCCGCGCGAGCGGGCCACTCTCTTTGGCAGGGCGCGCGGATCCACCGCGTGTTAGCCGTGCGCGGCCCGCGCGCCCTGCCGCCATACCTGGAAACGGCCAATGAGCAAGACCAACGAAACCAACGAAACACAGCCGCTGGAGCCGGTGAGCATCCTGCAGGCTTTCACCAACGCCGGCATGTTCGCGGCCAAGGATTTGCAGCCGGATACCATCGAGCTGCCGGATGGCAGAAAGGCGCAGTTTTACGTGCGCTCGCTGCCTGACACCGAGTTTCGCGACCTGTACGCCACGGGCGACCGCTCCAAGCTGATCGCAGCCACGATCTGCGACGCGGAGGGAAAGCGCGTGATGACCCCGAAGCAGGCTGGCGAGCTGAAACCCAAGGTGGCGGCCAGCCTGCAGTCCATCGCGCTCAAGCACGCCGGTTTCGGCAGTGATGCCGACGCCCTCCTGGAAGAAGCGGGAAACGACTAAGGAAGCGCGGCGAGGATTGGTTTTGGCACGTCCTCGCCGGGCACCTGCATCGCACGGTGGCAGAGCTTCGCGCGACCATGTCTCGGCGGGAGTTCCTGTGGTGGTGGGAGTTCCACAAGCGAAACCCCATCGACCCGGTGAGCATCCACCAGAAGCCAGCAGCACTGATCGCGTACGTCACTGCTGCGCACAGCCAGGGCGGCACCAAGCGCAACATGCAGCACTTCCTGGACACGTTGGTGCCACGATCCGACGAGGACGAGGCAAACGACTGGTTTGAATCTCTCGGATGACCCATGGCCGATACCTTCGGGCGCTTTGCTGCGCTACCAATTGGCCCTCTGCTCGCGGCCCGCGACGGAGGGCTCACCCTGGCAACTACTGCGGCTGCCGATACCAACCGCTGCGCTCGCTCCGACTTCGCGCTGGCCGATGGCCTGGTGGGGGTCGAGTTCGCGCTGTGGGGCGATGACGACCTGGCGGCAGTGGTCGGCTTCGTGACCGCGGCGGCGGCCCTGGATGAATCCCCCGGCTCCAACGGGGATGGCATTGGCTGGGAGCTGGCCACCGGGCGGCTGGTGCAGGGCATCGGCGCCATCGCCACCGGACTGCCGGTGGTGGCCCACGGCGATATCGTGGGTCTGCGCGTTGCCTTCGGCAGCCCCTCGCGGCTGACCCTGTACCTCAATGGCGTCCTGGTCCACCAGCGCGATCTGCTGCTGGCCGGTCCACTGCACTTTGCGGCGGGTCTGGCCGCATCCAAGGCAGGCGGGCTGTGTCTGGCGGTCAACGCGGGGCAGTGGGGCGCGCGTAGCGAGGCGGCGCTGGCGGGCTGGAAGCTCGATGCCAATGCCTCGGCCACGCCACCGGTGAGGTTGGCCGATGCCGACTGGCTCAGCGCGCCCGGCGACAGCCCGGCCAACGCTCGATACGAAGGCCTTGTCGCCGAGGGTGTCAGCCTGGTGCAAGAGCTGAGCTTCTGGCCTTGGGGTGGCGATCCGGTTTCGCAGACGGCGGCCGCTCAGTGCCTGGTCGCCGATGCCGACGGGGTGCTGGATGCATTGGCGCTTTCCGGTGGTTCGGGCGAATCCGTCCGCATCCTGATGGTGGATGAGTCCGCCATGCTGGCGGACGCGCAACCTGCGTTCCGCTGCGCAATCGATCAGATCGAGATCAACGACGACGGCAGCAAGACCCTGCACCTTCGGGACGCACACGACTACCTGAGCCAAACGCTGAACCGTGGCGTGTTCCTGCCCAATATCGAGCCCCTTGCTTGGAAGCCCCAGCCGGTCGTGATCGGCGCGGTGGCCAGCGTGCCGGCCGCGGGCGGCAACTCGGATGCGACGGCGATGTTTCTGGCCGACGTGCCGGTGTTCGTCGAAGCGGTCATGGACCGAGGCGACCTGATGGAGCCGGGCACGTTTAGCAGCTCGCCGGACGGGCAGCAGCTGCTGATGAAGTCGCCGCCGGTGACCCCCGTGGTGGCCGACCTTTCGAGCATAGGGCCCGGAATGGCACCTGCAACGCTTACCGCTGCCGTCGCTGATGTGATGGGTAGGCTGAGGCAGGGCGCATGGTCTGCGGCCGACTGCGGGGCCGTGGACGCGGCTACCGGCTATGCGGGCGTTGGGTACTACGCGGGCACCTCGATCACCGGCCGGGATGCGTTGAACGCGATCCTGCCCAGCTTCGGGGTGGGGTGCTACCAAGACGCCGCCGGCGTCCTTCGATTCATCCAGGTGGTTGCGCCGGAATCGTTCACTGGACCGATGGCGTTTGAACTGTCCGAAGCCGTTATGGCCAGCGATCTGGTGGGGGTGCCGGACGAGGCGCCGAACCTGACCCGTCGGATGGCCTACCGGCCGAACGCGCAGGCGTTGGGTGCGTCCGACCTGGTGACGGACGTGATCGACGTTCCTCAGGCCCGCCGCGACGAGCTGACGGCTCTGTATCGGGGCCAGGTGTACGCGGCTGGCCCGTTGGACCCGCACTACCGCCGGGCTGATGCGGCCGACCCGGTGATCTCGCTGTTCTGGAATGCGGCCGACGCCCAGGCGGAAATCGACCGGGTGGTGGCGATTTACCAGCGGCAACGGTTCTTCTATCAGGTGACCGTGCGAGGCGACCAGCAGCTGGCCCCGCTCCCCGGACAGGTCGGCCGCTTGACCTACGGGCGCTACGGCCTGGCCGATGGCAAGCCGGTGCTGGTGCGGCGCGTGGAGCGCAACCCTGCCACGGGTGACGTGGTGCTGACGGTGTGGGGGTAAGGGCGTGCTTATTGGATTCGGAATGCCGGCGGTGGAGACGGCCACCCTCACCGGTGGCACCTGGCTGACCGCCGATCAGGGCAGTGCGCTGTTCGACGGAAAGCCCGCACGCGCAACCCGCGTGAGGCGCACGGGCGATCTCGCGATCACCATCACGCTTGCTCAGGCAATCGTGCCTGGGATCATCGCGGTGTTGGGCCTGAGCGTCCCGGCGGGCGTCGAGGTCCGCGCCGCCGGCGCAACCGCTACGACGATCCAGCTGCCGGACGGCAGCGTGTGCGCGTGGCTCTTCCCGCTTGGCGGTGCGCCGTTGAGCGTGGTGTCGGTCGAGATCGCCACCACCGCCCTCAACGTCGATATCGGCGAGATCGCCATCTTCCGATCAGTCGATGTGGGTATCAGCGATGGCTGGGGTGTCGTCACCATCGACACCAGCGCCCACACCCGCACCAAAGGGGCGCAGCTCAACACGGTCCCTGGCGCCACGTATCGACGCCTGACCTGCAACCTTTCGGGCCGGCCAACCGAGCTGGTGCGCGGCGGCGGCTTGGCCGGTGGCGTGGATTGGGAGACGATTGCTGCCGCAATGGCCGGGCGCCGGCGGTCCTGTCTGGTGCCGCAGTTCAGGGATATCGCATCGAAGGTGTTCGACCCCATGCTGGCGGCGAGGTCGGCGATGTATGGCTATCCCACCCAGCTGCCGAGCGCGGAGAACATCAGCCGCAACTACTTCACCGGATCGCTGGAGTACGAGGAAGTCCCGGCCTGACCCAGCCGTAGAACAATGGCATCATGCCCCGAATGACCGATCATAGGGGGACGTGGATGTACATCTTTCTGGCCGTTGTGGGTCTGTTGGCCGCGCTCGTGGGGGCCTTGATGCTCACCAAAGCAACCATGGGCGTTGGTGTGATTGCCTTCGGAATATTCCTGGCCGCCCTGGCCCGTATCATTCAGGCGGAGCGCCACCAGGCGCAACTGCTCGGTAAGTAAGCCGGATCCCCGGCGCCCGTCAAAAGCCCCGCCTTGTGCGGGGCTTTCTCGTTTTTGGAGCCGACATGTCCCTGTACACCCTCACCGTCGATCTGCTGATGAAGACCGGATCCTTCGTGAAGGATGCCGGCAAGGCCGCCCGCCAGTTCGAGCAGTCGATGGATCGCATGCAGGCCACTGCGAAGCGTGCCGGGACCGCAATCGGGCTTGCGATCTCCGCCGGCATAACAAGCACCAGCGCAGCTGCTGTTGCCTGGTCGCGCCAGGTCGCGGACCTCAGTGTCCAGTACGAGCGCATGGGCACGCTGGCTGGGACCAGCTCCGAAGCCTTCCAGCGAATGGCTGCTGGTGCGAACGTTGTAGGGATCAGCCACGAGAAGCTCGCCGACATCCTCAAGGATGTGCAGGACAAGATCGGTGATTACGTCCAGACGGGCGGCGGCGCGATGGCCGACTTCTTCGACAACATCGCCCGGCGCACAGGCGTCACTGCGGAGCAGATGCGAAAGCTGTCTGGTCCAGATGCGCTCGGGCTGTACTTCAACAGCCTGGAACGGGCCAACCTGTCGCAGTCCGAAATGACCTTCTACATGGAGGCCATTGCCAGCGATTCCTCAATGCTGATGCCCCTGCTGCGGAACAACAGCGCCGGCTTCCGCCAATGGGGTGACGCGGCTGAGGCGGCCGGCGCGATCATCGATGGAAAGACCACGAAGGCGACGGTGCGTCTGCGCGAGATTACGCAGGAAGCGGATCTCGCGATGATGGGGTTGAAGGTCAGCGTTGCCGAAGAGCTGCTGCCGACACTGAACAACCTCACCGAGTTCATGGCGTCGCAGCAGACGCGAAACGCTTTTGCCTCCGCTACCAAGTGGGTAGCCGAGCTGACGGGGGAAATGGCGAATGGTGCTGTTCAGATAGTCAACCTGATTGGCCGCTATGCCGAGCTTCAGGCTCTGGAGGGTGCATCGTCCGACTCGCTCGGTAGCGCAACCGAAGACGCTCTCAACGAAAAGATGGGCGAGCTGGGGGCGCGTCGTCGTCTGCTGCTTTCCGTGGAATCGCCTTCTGCGGAGCGTGACAAAGAGGCCGAACGACTGCAGGCCGAGAGGCTGCGCATCCAGCGCGAGCTGACGCGCAGGTATGGCCCCCAGGTCACGCTGATTGACAACGGGCAGATGCTCCCCGACAGCGCGCTGAAATCGGCGTCCGTTGGCTACAAGCCAACCGGGAATATCGATAAGGGCGCTGGAGACAAAGCCGCAGATGAGGCCAAGCGGCGCGCCGATGAGATGGCGCGCTACAGGCAGCAGGCAGAAGAAGCCGCCGGCGCCATGGATGGTCCTCTGGCCGAGGCGATGGCCAAGCATCTTGGCAACATGGCCGAGTACAACGACCTGTTGTCGAAGGGCAACATTGCCCAGGCCGACGCCAATGTGCTGATGGGGCAGAGCGCCCTGGAATACGCGAAGGTGGCGGCCGAGGTCGAAAAGGCCATGGGCGGGCCGGAACAGCTGTTGGCCACGTTCGATTCCGAGCTGGTGATGCTGGGCAAGGTTGGCCGGGCGCGCGAGCTGTACCGCCGCCAGCTCGTCAACGAGAAGGACATGCGCGACGAGCTACAGAAGGCCGTGGAGGCTGCGGGCAGCAAGGAGGCGCTGGCCTTGGCCAAGGGCGCCTCCAGCTATGCAGAGTACGAGCGGGCCATGCTCGACGCCGCTGCCGCGGCGGCCGAGCTGTCGCTGCAGGTCGAAGAATCGGCAGCCCATGTCGAGGCCCTGGCGAACGTGATCGTGTCCGGCATGTCCGATGGCGTCGATGCTTTCGCCGACTTCGCCGTGGATGGCCTGCGCGAATTCGACAACCTGTGGGATGACCTCAAGAACGTAGCCAAGCGCGGGCTGCGCGACATGATTGCGGAGATCGCCAAGCAGAAGCTGATCATCCCCATCCAAACCCAGCTCATGAACGGGATCAGCGGTCAGGGCGGGGGCTTGAGCCTGCAGAGCATCATGGGCCTGTTCGGTGGCAACGGCACCGCGGCGGGTGGCCAGAACGCCAGCACCATCGCCGGCCTGCTGTCACAAGGCCAGGGGCTGTTCGGTGGCGCATCTGCAGCCGGCAGCGCGACCGCGGCGAACTCCCTCGGGGGCAGCATGGCGAGCCTGGCCGCGTTGACGGGCGGCGGAACCGCCTCCACCGGTGCGGCGACCGGCGCCGCCGGCGCGGCAACAGGAGCGCTGGCCGGCGTCGCGGCGTTCGCTCCGTATGCCGCCCTGATCGCCATGGGCATGCAGATGGCCGGCAGCGCGTACAAGGAAGGGTTCGGGCTGGAAAACCAGAACAAAATGGACCTGTTGAATCGGGGCCATCTGGCATCTGGCGGCCTGCTCACGCCCGTGATGATCGACAGCATGTCGCTGGACTACCTTGGCCGCGCGCTGGGGATGAACAGCAAGACTGCGGCCATCTTCTCCGGCAGCTCCCTGATGGGTAAGGCCTTCGGCCGCAGCGCCCCGAAGATCACCGGGCAGGGCATCACTGGCTCGTATGGGTTCGGTGGCCTGGACGGCCAGAGCTACGCCGATGTGAAGCAGAAGGGCGGCTGGTTCCGTTCGGACAAGAAGTGGACGCAGTACGGCACGCTGGATCCGGGCATTGATCGCACGTTCGACATGGCAGCGCGGCAGATCCGTGGGGCAACCACGGACCTGGCCAAGCAGCTGGGCGTGGATCTCACCCGGCAACTGGCATCGGTGAGGGTGGACCTGGGCAAGCTGCAGCTGTCTTCCGATTCGGAGGAAGCGCAGAAGCAGCTGGAGGCCTACTTGGCCGACATGCAGGATCGACTGTTCACCGAGGCGGTGAAGGCGTCCGGCTTCGGCGGGCAGCTGGATGGGTACTTCGGTTCGGCGGACGTGTTCAACGCCCTGAGCGCGTCCATTGAGCTGGCCGTCGGCAACGCGGACGACCTTGGCCGCGCGCTCACCGGGCTGGAAATCGACAAGGTCAACAAGGCCGTGGACTACTTCCAGGATCTGGCCAGCGTCGCTGGCACGGACCTGGCCACGCAGATCCAGAAGGTGACCGGGTTGCTTGGGAACTACGCCACGCTGATGGCGGACGTGTCCACGCAGCTGCTCACCGGTGACCTGTCCAGCTACCAGCAGCAGGCGCTGACCATCGAGCGGACCTATCGCCAGCAGGTGAAGGCGGCCAATGACTACGCCAAGGCGCTGGGCCTGTCCGGTGCAAGGGCTGAGGATCTGGCCAAGATCGAAGCCCTGCGGGCCATGAACATGGGCAAGCTGCAGGCGCAGATCGACAAGGACAAGAAGGCCATGCAGTACGGCCTTTCGATTAGCGACCTGTCGCCGCTGACGGACCAGGAGAAGCTGGGCGAGGCGATGAAGGAACTGGAGCGGGCTGTGGCCGGCGGCGACACCAGCGCCGCGCAGGCGGCCGCGCAGGCCGCGCTGGGCTTCGGTCGGAACCTCTATGCCAGTGGCCAGGACTACAACGGCCTGTACGACCAGGTCACCGGCCTGATCGACGGCATGAAGGTGGGCGACCTCGATATGGAGGACGGCACCAGCATGGGCGCGCTTGCCGATGTGATCGAGGCGCTGCCGGACAACTTCAGCCGCGCCGTTTTCGACCTGGTCGTGGACAGCAACGGGCAGGCGCAGACCACGGCGGCCGTGCAGCAGAGCAACGCGCTGCTGACAGATGTGAAGGGGCTGCTGCAGGACCTGCTTTCGACCACCACCCAGGGCGTCCGCAACTCGGCCAGCTCTGCGCTGCGCAACTCGCTCAACGCCTAACGAGGTAACTCCATGCTGCAACGGAAACTCACGCTGGTGGAAATCGGCGTGGGCGCTCTGCCGTCCCCGACGCCGCCGGCGCCGCGCTTCTCGAACTGGTTCCCGGTTGCCTACCGGGCTCCGGATGTGCCGCCGGTGGAGGGGGTGACCCCGACCCCGGTGGCCGATGGCGTCCTGCTCGAATGGCCCGCCGTGGACCAGGCCGGCGTCATCTACGTGATCGAGCGTGGCCCGGCCCAGGATGGGCCGTGGACGGAGATCTACCGCACCACTGAAACTCGCTACGTCTACAGCGACGCCAGCGGCACGCAGTGGTGGTTCCGGATCACCCCGACGGTGCGGGGCAAGCCAGGTGGCGGCACGGTGGTGGTGGCCACGCCGACGCCGGCCACCGCTGATCTGATCGAACAGCAGCTGCGGTTGAGCAAGGAAATTTCAGACCGGATTGAGGCTGATGCGCTGGAAGCGGCAGCCCGTGTCGATGGCCTGGCCGCTGCCGCCCGCGATCTGCTGGCCGAGGCGGTGCTGCGTGAGCAGGGCGTGGCCGATGCAATGGGCGCGATCGCGCAGGAGGCGCAGGACCGCGCCGCTGCGGTGCTCAATGAGCGGCTGGAGCGCGAGGCGGCAATCAGCCTGGAGGCAGAGACGCGGCAGAGCGATGTGGAATCGCTGTCGCGCGCGCTGTCCGAAGTCGTGGCCGGCAGCGGCACGCAGTTCGACAGCCGCAAGATCTGGTACTTCGACACTACCGCCGAGGACTGGACCGGCAACGGCGCTGCTCCAACGGTGATGGATGGCTGGCTGCGGCCGGCCAACGGCGCCGATTCTCCGTGGGTACAGTCTCCGCCCGCCCTGGAGATCGATGGCAGCGCCTATCGGTTCGCCAAGCTTCGGGTGAAGCGCGTGGGCACGCCGGCGTGGAGCGGCACGCTGCAGTGGATCACTGCAGACGACCAGGCCTGGGACGATCAGAAGCGCGTGCCAGTGCCTGAGCCGCTCTGGGACGACCATGGCGTGGCGACTGTGGACGTGGCCGATATCGCCTGGTGGCCGGGCGAGATCGATGCCATCCGGCTGCAGTTCGGCGATGAGCAGGCGGTAGCCAACTACTTCCTGTTGGACTGGGTGGCCATCGGCCGCCCGACCCCGGGCGCCGGCGTAGCCCTGGTGCAGGATGAGGCACGGGCCCGAGTGGCCGCTGACAGCGCCGAGGCCAGCCGAAGGGAGACGCTGGCCGCGCAGCTGCGCGGCGACTATGACGGCACGGACATTTCGCAGGTAGCCACGGGGCTTTTCGCTGTTGAACGGGATGCCCGCGTAAGCGCAGATGAGGCCAGCGCCACCGCGATTGAAGTCCTGCAGGCCCGCATGCCTGTGGGTGACGGGGTGCTGGCCACCGAGGCCAGCGTTACCGAAGAGAGCCAGGCCCGGGCAGACGGTGATAGCGCCAACGCTGAGGCCATCCAGCTGGTGCAGGCCCGCATGCCGGACGGCGAGGGGGCCGTGGCGTCCGCCGCGGCGCTGGAGTCCGTATCGGCAAGGGTGGAGGAAACCGAGGAAGGGCTGCGTGCGGTCGGTGAGCGCGTAACCTCGGTCACCGCGCAGCTGGAAGGTCAGCACGCAGGTGATGAGGACTCCTTCGCCGGGGATGAGGACGTATACGCCGGCACGCGCACGGTGCTGTCCGCCATCGCCGAGGGGGATCTGGCTCAGGCCCAAAGCGTCACGCGGCTGGATGCCGAGCTGGGGCAGTTCAAGGCGCTGGCCACGCAGCAGATCGAGGCGGTGGCCACCGACGTATCTGCGCAGGCAGAGCGCGTGGACGCGGTGCAGGTCGAGCTGGAGGGCAAGGCATCCGCCGAGGCCGTCTCCCAGCTTCGGGCATCGGTCGAGCAGAACGCCGACGGGATCGTGGCCGTGTCCGAATCCCTGCAGGGGGTCAAGGTTGAACTGGGCGAGAAGGCCAGCGCGCAGGTCGTGCAGGGCATGGAAGCCCGCGTGCAGGAAACCGAAGGTGGCTTGGCGCAAGTAATGGCCAAGGCCTTTCTGCACCTGATTGCCGATAGCGGGGCTGGTCCGCTGATCGGCGGTATGGAGCTGGGCAACGACGGCAACGTGGTCAGCCTGCGCTTCCTGACGAACAATATGGAGATCGTCGCGCCCAATGGAGCAGCCGAGGGCATGGAGTGGCGCTCGGGCTACCTGCGGGTATGGAAGGGCGCCGCGCAGCGAATCATCGGCCCTGGCTTCGGCGCCCCCGGCGACAACCTGGTGGACTACTTCGGACCGAACGTTGGCGCCGCGGCCGCTTCCAAGGCCAACGCGATGATGTGGATGGACGCCAGTGGCAGTGCTTACTTCGGTGGGCAGCTCTCCGCCGGCGTGCTGCGCAACGCCGTGCAGACTACGACCACCCAGGCAATTGGTACGGAACTGGTCAACGGCCCGTTCTCCACCAATGGCCGGGTGCGCACCGTCACCGTCAGCTTCACCAGGCGTCATCGGCGGACGCAGACCATATCTGGCTCGACCGGGTTTGTTGCCGGCGCAGGCCAGAACACCGCGCGGGTGGAGGTCTATCGAAAGATCGGGAACGCTGCCGAGACGCTCTGGCAGGTGCTCAATGCCGCCGGCGGCGTGGTCATCAATAACGAGCGCGATGGGCCCGACGAGGCCGATTCGTCCTGGGGCGGAGCCTTCACCATCAACGACACCAGCCCCAGCTCCGACACGGTCCAGTATCGCGCGGTGATTACCGGCTTTACCGAGCAGACCGTGACGCACACCTCTGGTTCGTTCCAGGGGCAAACCCTCACGCAGAGCCTATCGATGATCTCGGTAGAGCAATAGCAGGAGCCGCAATGGCACTTCAACAGATCGATATCAACACGCCGCAGCCCAACGGCAAGTTCGGCGAGTCCACGCGTTCGGCGAACATCAAGCACAACAGCAACATCACCGAGGTGGGGCAGCGGCTGGAAGCCTTGGAGGCAGACAGTGGTGGCGCCGGTGAGGCTATCGATGATCTGCGTTTGGACCTGCAGCAGGAGGTGCTGGATCGGCAGCAGGCCGACGCGGACGCTGGGGCGCGCATCGATGCGGAGCAGGCGGCACGCCAACAGCTGTCGGAATCGGTGTGGGAGCGACTGCGCTCCCTGGCTAAGAACTTACTTATCAACGCCGATTTCGACATTTGGCAACGTCGAACTTCGGGGCGTGTTGGTGTCGGTCCTGGCAGTCTGGGTTCAGAAGCCTACTTCGCAGATCGCTTCTCAGCGTCGGCGCTCAATTGCAACCTCGACGTGTCCCGCGGCATCGTTGGTGCAGGTGTGACCAGTCTCCCGCCCCGCGTAACCAATGCGATTCTTTACAACGTAAATTCGCTTGGAAGCAACCCCGCGGCGTGGAGCGGGCAGCGGATCGAAGATGTGCGGTCGGCGCAGGGCCAAGTCACCCTTTCCATGTGGCTTAACGGTGATGCTGGGCGAAAGGTTGGCGTTCGCGCGATTCAACAATTCGGGTCCGGTGGGTCTGCCTCTGTGACCACTGAGGCTGGGCTGATCGAGTGTCCGACAACCCCAACCCTTGTGCATATCACTTTCACTGTTCCCAGCACCGCGGGAAAAACCATCGGCGCAAACAGCAGCTTGTACCTGGTGATAGATTTCTGTGGCGGTGGTTACGGTGGCCAGATCGCAAGCCAGTCCGGAGCGTTCGCTATTTCTGAGATGCAGCTTGAGTTCGGTGCTGCCCCGACGGATTTCGAGCGCACACCGGAGGCTGTGCAGCTTCTGAACTGCCAACGCTACTATCAAAAGAGCTTCCCTGTTGGGGCGGTGCCAGGCGCTGGCGTAGCGGGCGGCGTCATGGCCCCCGGTGTAGCTTTCTCAGGCACTGCAGCACGCGTGTCCCAGCGATTTCGGGTTGACATGCGAGCAACCCCGGCCGTCACCATCTATCGCAGTAGTGAGACAGAAAGCGGGAGCGCCAATGGGGTTGTCCTGTATAACCCGTCCGCTGGGGCATGGACGAACCACGCAAATGCGGCCAACGTCAGCGCCGCTACAAGTACAGGTTTTCAGGTTGACGCATTTGCGACATTCGCCATGACGGCTGGCTTTTCCTATCTGTCGGGCTTCAATTGGACTGCCGAAGCGGAGCTCCCCTAATGTATAGATTGACCGACAGCCCCGATGTAGTTTTTTGTGTTGATACCGGCGCGTTCATTCCGCGTGGCCACTGGATGTGGGATGCGTACCAGCAATGGCTGGATGCTGGAAACGAACCGGCTCCTGTCGCACCCGCCGGGCCGGTCCCGCACTCGCCTGAGCACTACCGAGCGATCCGTGATGCAGCATTTGCCTGGATGCGTAGCGTGGTTGAGGCGCGCGGCTATGAGACCATCGAGAGCTGCGCCAGCTACTACAACAGCAGCGTCGAACGGTATCGGCTGGAGGCGCGTGCTTTGGTCGCCTGGCGCGATGACGTGAACCAGACTCTGGAGCAGCTGGTTCTGGACCCGCCGCCAGGCGTCATCACATGGGACCAGGTGCGCGCGCTGTTGCCGCAGCCCGAGGCGCACCCTTGGCCGGGCGCGGTGGAGTTGCCTCTGGGCGCTGAGGCCGCGCCGCCGGTGGCTATCTCCTAAGCCACAACCTGCAGCAGATCCTCGCGGTTGTTCTTGGGGGAATTCACCGCGCGGCTGACGCGGTACGCTTCCATCGCCGGCGGCTCGCTGGCCAGCAGCATGGCCATGGCATCGTCTGGGCCCGCTGCCAGCCAGTCATCGATCTGGCCGGCCTGCAGCCACACCGGCATGCGGTCATGGATATCTGCCGACACCCCGCTGCTGTCCCCGGTGATGATGGTGAAGGTGCCCAGGTTGCCGTCGGGTAGCAGCGGGCTGGTGTCTTCCCACAGGCCTGCGGCCAACAGTGGCCCGGATGCGTGGATGAACCACGGATCCTTCTTCCCGTCCTCGGTGCTGACGGACCATTCGTAGTAGCCGGCCATGGGCACCACGCAGCGGCGCTTCTTGAAGGCAGCGCGGAAGGCGGGTTTGGTGGCCACCGTCTCGATGCGGGCGTTGATCGTAGAGCCCTGCAGGCCCTTGGCCTTAGCCCAGAAGGGCAGGAGGCCCCAGGCCATCCGGGTGACCTGTCGCCCTTCGCCGCGGTCCAGGATCACTGACGCGCGCTGTGTCGGCGCCAGGTTGAAGCTGGACTGGATCTCGGCCAGGCCGGGGGCAAGGTCCGCCATGCCCGGCTGGCCGAAATTCACAACGGGAAGCTGGACGAATCGGCCGCACATGGGCGAAGGGTAGCCCCGCCGGCCGTGCCAGTGGCGTGTAGGGTCCGCCTGACGCGAGGCAGCGGCCTTGCCCGATAGTCGGGCGCAGGCGAGGGTGCCATTCTGCGGTTGCCGGATCCGGGGCCGCAGGCCGCTCAACCCGGATGCGCCTGAGCAGCGCTAGGCCGGCACCACCACAATGGTTCAGGCGACACTTTCGCCGCCGTCGCAGCATCTGCGACCGCCGGGCGTATGCTCCCGCACATGCTCACTCCCAGCGCCTACCAAGGGTTCCGCTCCGCCCCGATCCCGTCTGGGTGGGTCCAGACGGGTGACCGGTGGGCGCTTTGGTACAACGGGCGGGAGACGGCAAGCGTGGTGCCAGATGGCCGGCCAGGCCTTCGCCTCTGGATGGAAGGCCAGAAGTTCTGGCAGGTGAAGGATGTGCGCGTGGCCAGCGTCCGGCAGGGAAAGCGCTTCGCTGAGCGCTGGTGTGCTGCCAGGCTCTACCCGGGCCTGCCATTGCGCGAAGCCGTGGCACGCCTGACGGATAACACGCCCCTTGAGCTGACGCCGCCGCTCCCCGGCCTGCCGCCGACGCGCGAGCAACTGCAGCAGGCCCAGCGCCTGGACGAGGCCTCAGCGGTTGCCGCCGCCAGAGTCAAAGCGGCGCTGGAACCACGGCGGGCGCCCGTGGTGACCAAGCCCAGGGCAAAAGATCCGATGAAAGCCTGGGTGAGGGCTGATCGGTTAAAGCTGGCGCGTTTCGACCCTAAAGCGTGA